CGAACTCGTGTTACCAACGTGAGAGGCTGGTGTCCTAACCGCTAGACGAATGGGCCAAATGGATGGTGCCCCGTGTAGAGACCGCAAAACTGCATAAAAACGCCGAAAATTTAGCACTTAATACTTTAAGCTTTGCTTAACTCCGTAACTGCTCCGTAAAGCAATTTTATTTTTTCGGTTCGTTTCCGATTGTAACATTTTGCTTAAAAAAACTCGATAGTACTAAGCCAGTTATTGTTTATCTTGTGCGATATTTTTGAGATTATCGCCCTTAATGTTTTTGGCTCATCTTTTAGCTTGATATTAATGTAGCCACCTGCAAAGAATGGGCGGCCATGTATTGAGACTGTGCCAGCTAATACACTATTTTTTTGTCTTTTTAGTTTTGCTTGAGCTTTTGATAGCGCCTCGGCCTCATCACGTGCAAAGTCACTAAATTTTAGTATTGGTGTGCCAACTCCTACTTTTGAGACTCTTGACTTGTTTTTTTCACTATCAAACCACTTTATTTCACAAGCATTATATTTTTTTGTATGATTGATTTGATAACTTAAATCGATAATCTCGTCCTCAGTAATAGTATATTCTACTCGATTGTGGTCTTTGTCTTTGTCTATGAAAATGAGCGTTTTATTTTTCACACAAAAAGTTATTTCTAAGTCATCGGCGATCTTTTTACAAAATGCACAGTCGCTTAGATCATATTGCTCGATGTCGCCAACTTCATCCATTCTGTTAAAATCGATTTTGATGTTATAGCCGTTTTCTTTGGCGATAGATTCTAAGATCTTTTTATAGCTTTGTTCCTTAAAAGTCCTATTCTTTTTTTCTCGAAAAGCCTTAAAGAAATTTGCCGATATTGCCTCGATCTCGTAGCTTTGCTTATAATTATACTTGATCGTAGCGATCGTAAAATCACCTAAAAAAGCACCATCTACATAAATTTTGATCTCATCTTCCTCGCGTGGCAAAGGGCTATCCCAGTGCATAATCACATTTAAAACATCACTCTCGTCGCTCTCGTAGTCGTCTATATTTATATCGATCCATGGTATTATATTTGTTTTATCAACGCCGTTATATAAAATTTTAATTTGTGGAGCTCTATATTCTGCTATTCCCATAAGTATTTAGCCTTTGTTTCTTTTTTTGGCTCGATATTTGGTAAATTTACCTCATCGCCACTTTTTAATTTTGTTTTGTTTAAAAGATGCTCGTTCTCTCGTAAAAATTCACTATAAACATTTTGATCTAAAGAGCCGTAAAATTTAAAGCATATCATGTCTAGGCTCTCATCATCTTTTGCGATATAAATTTTCATTTTTTTAACTCCTGAGAAAAGATATACTCTGCCTTTGTTAGTATGGCATCACTTATTTTTAGTGCTTCTTTGTCAAGGTCTGATAGCTTACGCAGATAAAAAAAGCTCCTACCATCTTTTGCTACCGATTGTCCAGTTAAAAAGCCGCTTGTATTGCCTTTGTTTTGTCTTGTTTTGGTAAGCCCTCTAACATAAAAATGCTTGCCTTTTGGTATGCCATAGTCTCCGACTTTTGGCCTTGCGTGAGCTTCTAGCATAAAAGGAGTTATAGCTTTTGGCATAGCAAAGATTTTTATACTTAGATCATTTGCTCTTGCTCCACGTCTTACAAGTCGTTTTTTATCCAAATACCGCTTTTTTATCGCCGTTCGTTTTGCTATTAGCTCTCTTTGCTCTTTTGATACTTTTGTAAGTGTCCTATTCATAGCATTTCTTAACACTCTCGTGACTTCTTTGCTAAATTGATTAAAATTACTCATATCAAGTATCCTGAAATTCTGATTTTTTTTGCGTAGTACCAAGCGCCATTTAAATCAACCTTTACAAAGTTATCAGTGCTTTGTGTCATTGAGTAAATGAGTATGTGACTATTTTGCACTAGGTCAAAAGCAGATATTTTTAGAGGCTTCGCCTGCTTTACTAGATCCTCAAAGCCATCAAATTTAGCAATATTATCAAGCAGTATAGTGGCATCAAAGCTAAATTCTTCATCATATCCGCCTAGATGTGTATAAACTGGTCTTGTGATCGTGTTTTTCTTGTCATAATTTACGCTTAAGTTTTTCTCTATCCCTGCGACGTTATCATCTATACTAAAAACGTATCTATCGATCGTTATTAATCTCATTTTTGCCCCTAATCGCCATAACTATAACTTGAATTTTGCACTGCCTTAGCCACTGCTTGAGGTGTGGCACTTGTTCCGCTCATTGTGATATTTACGACTTTATTATCATTTATGGTTTGATTTTTATTGTTTGTTGCATTTAGTCTTTTAGCTTCCACACTCTCGTTTATCGCTCCGCTTGTACTTTGCGTTTTTGGCTTGCTGTCATAAAATAAATTTAGAGGGTTGTACCAGCTCCGCTCCGCTCCGTCTCCGACGCCTAGCATATCTTTTAAACCGCCACTTATATCAAGCTTTTTAAAGCCATCTATTAGCATGTTTACGCCATTTATTGCTGATGTGATAAACTCTATCAAAAGCTTTAGTGGTGTTAGTACAAAGTTGATAGCTCCTGCTACTATCTCACCAAATTTCGCCCCTGCATTTGTTAGCCCCTCGATTTCCTCTTTTGTCGCGGTGCTTTGCCCAAAAAGCGATCTAAAAAAGTCTGATACTTTAGAAAATATAGGCATTAAAGGCGAAAAAGCTGATTTTATAGCACTAAAAAAGCCGTTAAAAACATCTGTAACTGGTGCTATATTTTTTCTTAACCCATCAAAAAAGCCACTAAAAAAAGCTTTAACATGATCCCAATATTTATAAACTAGCGCTCCAGCTACTGCGATCGCTGTCAAGATAGCACCGATTGGATTGCTTAAAAAAGCAAGGCTTAAAGCCCTAAATCCTAAAACAATCTTTTTAAGTCCGCCGACAAATCCCAAAGATGCAAAATTACACTGAGCCAAAGATGCACTTAACTTTAAGCAGTCAAAAGGCAGCATTGTTAAAATTTGGCGGTAACCGCCAAGTGACAGCGTTAAAAGCGCTGATGATGCCTTTAGTGTTGTCATTGCCACATTAAAGCCAAAAAAAGCTGCTACGCTAAAGCCTATCTTTTTAACAAGCTCCTCGTTGTTTTGTGCAAATTCGGCTATTTTTTTTATAACACCAGTTATCTTTTCTATCGCCTTACTGATATATGGCAAAAAGACATTACCGATACTTATGCTAAGTGAATTTAATGTATTTTTCATTAGCTGGATCTTATTTGCGACAGTGTTGCTTCTAGCTTGAAATTCTTTTTCATTTGATCCTAAAAATTTCTCTTTGCTGCTAACCTCATCAAGTGATTTTTTATATACATCCATACCGCTTATAAGAGTGGCTACATCACTATCATAGTTTGTTCCCATAATGGCGCTAAGCAAAGCGCCTCTTTTTTGTGGCTCGATATTATTCATAGTTTCAAGAAATTTTAAAACCGCTCCTTGTGCATCTTTTCTCATCATCGCTGAGAAATTTTTTATGCTTAGTCCAGTCTTTTTAAAAGCAGCTCTTGTTTTAGGGCTTAGTGACTCTATATTGTTTAATTTTTTGAGCAAAGCTTCGGATGCAGTCGCTGCGGTTTCTGGCGCTTTACCAAGTGATATAAATGTGGATGCAAGCGCGGCTGTTTGCTCCTTTGCTAATCCTACTTGTTTCCCGATACCTGCAATCCTTTTCATAACCTCGACTATTTCGCTGGCTTTAGCGGCGTTGTTGTTTGATAAGTGGTTTATGACATCCATCATCTCACCAGTCTCATCAAGGCTTAGCGATAAGATGTTTTTTATCTTGCCTATCGTATCGCCTGCGCTCTCCGCTGTGATGTCAAAAGCTACGGCTGTTTTGGCTGCCATTTCGGTAAATTTTAAAAGCTCGTCTTTTGCTAGTCCCATTTGTCCGCCAGCTGCTGCAACTTGTGTTAAGCCCTCGGCGGTCATTGGTATCACTTGGCTCATTTTTAAAATTTCGTTTGAAAAGCCCTTGATTTCGTTATCATCTTTAAAATCAACCACTTTTTTAACATCTGCCATCGCACTTTCAAAATCAATCGCACTTTTGATCGGTGCTGCAATCGCTGCTATTGATGCCACACTTGCGACGATCTCGGTCTTTAAATTTGCTAGCTTTTGCTTTGCTTCATCCATATCAAGGCGGATTTTAGCTCGTGTAGCTTTTTGCAAGTCAGCTTTTAGTTTTGCCATTTGTGTGTGAAAGCCTGCTTTTTGAAAAGGGTTTGCTTTTAGCTCTTTTAGAGCTTCATTATATTTTTCAACGCCTGCTTTGATGTTTTGGTTTAGCTTATCTGCTAGTGAGATCGTGCTTTTATCTACGGCTTTTAAGATATTATTTAACCCTTTAAGCTCCATATTAAAGGTTAATGTTGCTTCTTGTGCCATATATTGCCTTTTTATTTTGATATTAGTAAAATATTAGTGATTTTTATACAAGGTGGTTAAAGTGTTTGATTGTCTAGGTGCTCTTTTTGCTGGCTTAATACTTCCGATTATTTTTATAGTTGGTGGATTAATAGCTTACATGTTTTGGTATATAAGCGTGCCTTTGTTTGTGCTTTGCATCATCGCTAAATTTTATAAAAGCAAGAGCAGCAACGCCACTCTTTAATTTGAGTTTATACGCTTTGCAATCTCAAAATAGTCTACAAATTCATTAAATTCTAAGCCCATAACGTCGGATAATGTAAAATGTAGGGAGTGCGCGATTAACGCAATCCCCTCTATTAGTTTTTTACATCAACCCCCATAAATCCACTTATCATTTTACTAAGTTCCACCCACTCATTAATAGGTAGTGCATTTAAAAATTCTTTGCTTAATTCGCCGTCACTCATATCTACAAGTAAATTTTTAGCCTGCTCTATCTCATCGCCTTTTGCGTTTTTAGTAGCGGATTGTATTTGTAACAAAGTAGGAGCTTTTAAAACGACTGATTGCCCGTCTGAAAAAATAAACTCATTTTTTGGTAACTCAATTTTTTGTAATGGCATTTTTTATCCTTAAAGTATATTTTTACGTATCTTTGAAAATATA